TTCATGTTTGGCACCATCATGCGCCAACATACACTCAAATACCGGAATGGTAAACTGTGGATATGCCTTCTTACACACACGATTTACTGTGCCTTCAGTAAAGCCTGCTCGCATGTCTTTGATCAGTATACGACGGTACCAATCGTTCCATTGACCTTGTGTGCTGGCGCTCAAGGCCAGTTCAATAGCATCACGGGCGTCGTGCCCTGTCAGTTGTCGTGTACTCAGTAAATGTGTCAGTTCTTTGAAAGCCGCCCAGGGCAGTCCTTGTCCGTCTGGACCACCGTGTGTGGGAACTTTCTTAACGCCAAAAGTAACGAGAGGGTCATAGCACATGCGTAGACCCTCAAACAGTTCTTGATTATCAAATTTGGCTTCGGATTCCAGGATGCCTTCTTTTTCCAAACGTCCTGAGTGATCCTCGATGATTCGGATGATGCTGTCGCAGTTGCTCATGTTGTATATACGCAAAGTGTTTGTGATGCGTTAATTATACTGTGTTTTACCAACCGTGTCAACCTCTTTTAGACCGAAAAGCTGCTGCCACATCCACACGAAGTTTGAGCATTTGGATTCTTTATCACAAATTGATTTCCGGTAAGATCTTCTTTGTAGTCTATGGTAGCACCTTGTAAATACTGCATACTCATGGCATCTACCAACATGGCAATTCCGGATTTTTCAATCACAAAATCATCTTCATTTTGTTCTTCATCCAAAGTGAACCCATACTGCATGCCACTACATCCTCCGCCCTGTACAAAAGTTCGCAACATGATTTTGGGATTGTTTTCTTCTGCCAGTATGTCTGCGATTTTGATCGCAGCACTGTCTGTGATTTCAATTTGATCCATACTGTTCCTTGTAGTTTTTAACGGCTGCTTTGATGGCGTCTTCCGCAAGAATTGAACAATGTATCTTGACAGGAGGAAGAGCCAGTTCGTTGGCGATTTCACTATTTTTAATCTGTGCCGCTTCGTCAACAGTTCGTCCCTTAATCCACTCAGTGATAAGCGAGCTTGACGCGATCGCACTGCCGCAACCATATGTTTTAAATTTAGCATCGGTGATTACTCCTGTTGCTCTATCTACTTTGATCTGTAACTTCATCACATCACCGCAGGCCGGTGCTCCCACTATACCAGTACCTACATCCAATTCATCTTTTGAAAAAGATCCCACATTACGAGGATTTTCATAGTGATCAAGTACCGCATTTGAATAAGCCATATTTTATATCCTAAAACTTTCTCCGCATCCACAACGATCTCTTTCGTTGGGATTCTGGAAATCAAAACCTTCATTGAGCCCTTGTCTCACATAGTCAATTGTCATGCCCGAAAAGTATACATCATGTTTCTTGTCCACTATCACGGAGAAACTGGGTTGAGCATAGTTTATCGTGGCATCATCGGCAGCATGTTCGTCAACATATTCTAACACATAAGCCAGTCCAGAGCAACCTGTAGTTTTCACACCCAAACGTATGCCCACTCCACCCCGTTTGTCTAGCAATCGTTGTATTTTGTTTCGGGCCGCATCAGTGATCGTGATCATTTGCCGCTGTAGTCTTTGACGGTGCCACCATGACGAGTACTTTTCATCTTCCTACCTTTTAGGTGAACTCCGGATCCGTCAACACCTTGCTTGCCTGTACCTGCTGTATGATCGCTGTCATGTGCCAACATGCCGTGACTGACACATTGAGAATATCTCACATTGCTTAGACGAGCATGTCCAATACTACACTGGCTGGCAGTGGGTGTAGACAACTTCTTTTCGGCCAACTCTTTTTCATCATCCTGTGTGGTAGCCACAGGCAGGCTACGATCCTTGCTGACCAACTTCTGTGGTTCTAACTTTTGATCGCCTTTGATGATCTCCAATGCTCTGCGTAGTCCTTGAGCAATTACATCTAGGCCATTTTCATCTGCTTGATACTTGATGCCTACTCCGCCAGCAGCTTCCCAGCTGGTGATATTGCTGCCTCTATCATCAATCAGGATGTTAGGAGTACCGTCTGGTTGTACTGCGTACTTGGCCTTGTTGGGCGTGATGATGATGTCTCTCGGTTGGGGATCCAAATGCTGCTGTATCCATACTTTCTTCTGTACTTCGGAGTTGGCATGGTCGCCGCGTAAAGGACTAGAGCAGATGTTGTAACTGCCAAATATCCGTACCACCATGTCTACCAGGCTGTCAGCTGAACCAAACTTGGGCAATCTGGCAAAGAAATCTGTGCCGATCATCTTGTTCAGAGTAGGATCTGTTTTGGCTGCTGGTATATCTCTATAACTGCTGCCACGTGGCAATCCTGCCAGCACAGCATACTCAGCAAAAAAGTCTGCCAGCACACCGTCCATATCTAGATAGACTTGGCTCTTGCTGGCAGTCTGAGTTTCTTCTTTTATAATTTCTCTTATTCGCATCAAGTATTTATTACTTGAACAGGATCAGTCCCATCAGGAATGTCTGGGCTGTAAATCCCATACAGATCGTAGCAATATACAATGTGTTGCGTTCGATCAGGCTCTTGAAGAACAACGTGACTAGCCCTGCCCACACAAACACCATCAGGTCAATGGGTGGCAATCTGTCACTTTTGGCCATCAATACTGCCAGCAAGGTGGGAATGCTGGCAAAATGCAGCAGAACTATAGTAATCCAGCCCAGAGTATGTGCGCTGATGTGTCCAAGATGATCCTGCAACCATTTGTAAACATGTCCAGGGATATGACTAATGCGATCAATGAATTCCATTTTGTTTCCTTACTTGTAAAAAATGTGATGTCCGATTTTCGCCACTTGCTCTTTCTTCCAACCAGGATGAACATAGTCCGCATGGTAGTAAAGAGCATACTTCAAACTGGGTAGACGGTAGTCCTCCAGCAGAACTTTTTTAGCAGCGATCATGCTTTCTTCATAGTTAGCACCATTAGTGGGCTTGAATGCCACTTCTCTATCGCATACCCAACTGAATTGGCAAACCACACGCTCGTAGAATATGTTCTTTTGGTAGATGACTCGACAGACATCGCCGGGGAATTGGCTACTGTCCACTCTGTTCATGGTCACTTGTGCCACAGCGATCTTGCCCTCGAAAGGTTCGCTACCAGCTTCGTGATAGATGTTTTTGGCAAGACAACCCAACTGTCGTTCTCGCATTTCGGCAGTAACCTGTGCAGTTTCGGCTACCTCGTTTTGGGATAATTTGAGATTAATGGCCCAATTTAGCAGCCATACACTGCCAATCAAAGCCAGTATCATTAATGATACGTTAACAATCCTAACTGCTGATATTGAGTTATCAGTCTGTTCCCTGTCTAGCGCAATGGTAGTCATAGTGACCTCCTTTTCGTGTTAGCGGTAAAATAGTTATCAATGATCAGCTACTTTAGCGCAAAAACCGGAGGAAGTCAATGGGTTTTGGTAAAATTGTTAATCTTTATTATGTACCAAAAGTCCATTGACATAATATGTGTGATCACCATCTAATAATAAATTATACAATCGTTGTTGAGGTTGCTCTTCATATTTTTCTATACTAGTGATAGTCATGTACGATCCATCTTGGCATAATATTTCATCACCTATGCTAAGATCACCAATTAATATTTTACTAAGTTGAGGCTCAAATTTCTTAGCACTGTCTTGATCAATTGCTTTCCATCCTTGTTTGGTCATTATTGGATGTTCTGATGTCACAAATTTGTCTAATCCATTAAATCCATACAAGTTACCTTCTCGTATATTATCAATGATTAACATAGGACGATCGTGCCCTGCAACTTTATTAATACCATTTAATCCAAGAACAAAATCACCAATCTTAACGTCTTCAATTGGTATTTGAATACCTGTTGAAAGTGTAACTAGTACACCTTCAACAAAACATGTTGGGCCTGGGCCACCATCGCCTCCTCCACCGCCGTAACCGCCGCCGCCATGACAACCAAATCCCGATCCAAAAGATCCAGAATTAGGTCCAGCACTGTTAGGACCGGCAGGTTGGCCGCCGTTGTTGGTACCCGCCCTACCTTCGTTGCTGTAGTTGTTATTATCCGACGCCGGCGGAGCATTCCACGCACCACAGCGACCTAAAATTCTTCCACCGCAACCATCTGTTAACGCTCCATAATTTCCAGGTCCTTCACCGCCTCGGCCGCCGCTTCGTCCTGAATCCGGTGGTGGTGGTGGAGGGGGAGGAGGGGGCGGTACTGGGAATGGTACTATGCTGGTGGTCACTTCTCCAGGATTGGTAAATCCAGTAAAATAGTGTGTTTGTGTGTCATTGAT